GGTTTGGACAATCGTCGTCCATTGCAACGCCGCCACCTTGTGTAGTAGCACTTCTCATATCAGCAAATACGATTCCGTCTGCTGTTACTTTATCAGTGTTGTCAACAAGTACCCATCTTGAGCCTGCCGCTAATGCTGAATTGTATTTGTAAATCTTAGGATAGTTTTCTAAGTCTGCACTACCAATCCATAAGTCACCAGTTACAAGTGCGCCACCGTCGCTTTGTACAGTTGGCTCACTAGCCGCAATATTTACATCATATGGATATGTATTCCATTTGCTGTCAGATGCTTTGTAGACGATATCAATATTAGTGTTGTCAATTAAATTGTCAAACCATAATGTACCATCTGCTAATGTACCTGTTGGTGCTGTTACAGAAGAAGTGAAACTTAAATCTTCCCAGTTACTGTTTGCTTCTTGTAAGCCTAAGTCTGCCGCGTTAAATCCAGATACAGTTCCTGCAACAACATTAATGTCTGTACCAGCACTATTAACTAGTGTGATTTTACCAGAAACATTAGAAGCAACAACTTGCCGCACTGGCTGAACTTAATGCTGAGTTGATTGCTTGTACCATGTCGTCGACACTTAGGTTACCATCTGAATCACTATCAAAGTTATGGAATGTTACATTAACATATCCACTTGCACCATTAACAGCAAATCTGTCGTTAATGTTAAGTTTGATTGCAGTAGTACCACTATTGTGGCCTGTTGCTGTTGTGGCTGTATCGGCAATTGCCGCTGAACTTGAAATACTTAAAGTAGATGAACCGTTATGTCTTTTTAATTGAACCGTTGCATCTGCTGAAGAATATTTGTACCAAAGATCGCCTAAACTTGCTGTACCGAAATCTGCGTATGCTTCATAAGAGTTTTCTCTGTATGATGCAGTTTGGTTTGTCCATGCTTTAGTTGTTGAGTTATACAATTTTAAACCAAGTACTGAACCATTGTTCAATGTGTTAGTTTGTAAGTATAAATCACCAGCCGCTAATGTTCCACCACCGCTTTTGTTTGTAGGTACGTTAGTATGTCTAGCAATTTGGAAGTCACCGCTTGATGCTGTGTCCCAACCGTTAGTACCGATCTGATGCCAAGCACCTGAAATCTTTTCAAATAGTTTGATGCTGGACATTGTTGCACCTGTACTTTGTAAGTAAACTGCCGCAAAGTTACCGTCTACGCCTATAGAGGCTTTAGGTGCCGGTGAGGCTCCTACAGTAACTTGGTCCTTGTTTGGTGCCAATAATGATTTAATTTGCCAAGCACTACCGTCCCATTCTTTTAGTCCCCAAGTTGTAGCACTAATGTCTAACCAATAAGAACCGTTTGCCGGTGATGCTGTTGGAGCCGAGGATGATCCAGATAGTTCTGACAAGTCAACATCTGCTCTTAGGACGTATGCTCTGTTGGCAATTCCTAAGAAACTGTAAGCCGCTTGTAAACCATATTCATTTAACTCGTCGCCGTGTAAAGGTGTTCCCCCACTTTTTCTAAAGTTAGGATTTCCGTAAGTTGTAAGTAACTCTCTTTGACTATTGACTAAGTACACATTTCCAGCAGATGCTTTCGTTGTGTATGATGCTGTTGATGAACCGTCTGGAGCGGATTTATCTTGAGCTGTTGCAATAACAATAAGAGGTACTGTTCCAGTGCCAGCCGCCGCGTAAAAACTTTCGTCTGTTACGGTAATGCTAACTCCTGGTGAAGTTAATGTAGCCATATTGTTCTCCCATTATATATAATTTGTTATGGATATATGTATTTATCCAAAAGACGGTATTAACCGGTATTATAGAATATTGGGTAACAGGGTTTTAGGGGTATTTGATAAATAGCCTTCAGACACTATATAGTGCTGTAGGCGGGTTTTTGACGTCTATGTCTGCTCTAATGTCTGCAACTCGTTGAGTTAAGTCTTCTAAAGTGCCATCATTTTTAATAATATAGTCTACTGAATGTCCAACCCAGTTCCACTCGCTTTCATGTACACTATTATAACGTGTTTGCATTATCTTTCTATTGACTGCATTTGTTTGTGATGTTTTAGCAATGTCGTACCATTCTGGTAAATCACCACGTTGCACCCAAATAACAAAGCCGTTCATTTGCTTAATTAACTGCAATTCATTACTAAATCTAGCATCGCTTACAACAACACATGGATCAGTCTGATGTCTCATTCTCAATCTATATTCTAAACTGTTTAACCAAATGTCTTCATGAAAATGATTTCTAAGTACTTCTGTACCCATAAGTTGTAATGCTAAACGAGGAGTAAAATTATCAATATTAAGTTTTTTAGTCCAGTATAAGTCAGGAGTTTCTCTGAAGTCTCTGCTTTCTACTGTGTCACCTTCTAATAAATGACGTTCCCAACCAAATATAGTTGAGCATAAATCTTTTAATGGTGCGGCAAAACTGTCTTGAACACATCCGTGATTCTCAACAAACATATTTGCTACTGTGTCTTTGCCTGAACCTATAAATCCTACTAGTCCAATAATATTCATAAACTACCTGTTTGTGTTGTGAAAAATACTTATCATCGTTCGGTAACAAACAACAAGTAAAAAAGAATTAACCTATTACAAATCCTAATGGGCTATTACCTTCTTCCATATTGTGTACTGACTGTATAAGACTTTCTATATCTGCTTGGCCTTCTTGCTTCATTGCTTCACCGTTAAGAACAATGTTTCCACCTGCACCTGGGATACCGCCCATGTACTTGCTTCTTGCTTCGCCAAGTATTAGTTTAGATTGAGCTAGTGCATAGTCACTTAACCATTTGCCTGCATATATGTCGCCAAGCAAAATAGATTCTGGTATAAAATTATAAACACCAACTGCTACTTCTTCGTCTGTTGAAACGTTTCTTAGGATTTTTAAAACTTTGGTATTTCTATTCCAAAGGAAATTGTATTCACTACCAAATATTCTTCCTATTGTTTCTTTGTACTGTGAGAATGCATCAAATGTTGCCAAGCCGCCAATTTGGCCTGCATTTAATAGATACATGTTATTAAATGCTACATCAAAAGGATCAAAGTTTGAACCTGAACCTGAGCTACTACCAACTCCTCGTCTATACAAACGTCTTACTTCCATTACCTCATCCGGCAATGTATATTCAGTTGTACCTATTTGAGTTTGGATAAAGATTACACTTTCTTCTACCGCACCGGAACTGAGTTGTCTATACTTTTTCAAAGCAGAATCTATTGATACATCATAATGGTCTCTGTCGAGCTCTACATCAACGATGTCATCTGCTAACCTAAGTTGCAACTCTCTTACGAGGTCTTCTCTACTGCTATATCCTATTTGATTTTCTGGCATAACACTATTTATCAGAATTTTAGCGGTTTTTTGCTAAAGATGGTTAAAATGTCTTTAATATGATGATATGTTCGTTCAAACGACCATTCATTTTAGTATCTGTGGTCTTGATTGCTTCAAAGTTTTTATTACAAGCAGTCTTGGCACCTGCTACGAAAGGTTTTAGTTGCTCTTTAGGCTTTCTAAGTGTTTTCTGTATGCTAGACTCTTCACAAAATTCTTGTATTGTAGTACCTTTAACCATTAAACCTGCGCCGTCTCTTTTAAGAGCTCTAGGGTCTTTACTCCTAGCATGATATACTCCTAATTTTCTTGTCTTAGTATTATATACCCAGCACTCGTTTGCATAAACTACATCAGTAGGTGTAACACTTGCCAAGCCTAATTCAGGCTCATTTATCTTAAACTTTAACTTTTGTACTATCTTTTCCTTAGACCTAGCCTTAGGCTTACGAGCTTTGCGTTTAACGGCTTTTGTTTGTATCATGGTATCACAAGCAGTATTAATCTTTTCGTAGTACTCTAAGTACGCCTTACGTTCTTTTAAACTAAAGTTACTGTATGCTTCTTTAATCTGCTCATCTTTCCATTCAATGACTTCTAATGCTTCTTCATGTCCTCTAGCAAACTCTTCTTTAAGTAACTTAGCATGTGGTACTTTAATTTCTGGTTGATATGAGATCATCATTTTATAAGGATCAAATTCTTTTACAGTTTTAATACCGTCAATCATTTCATCTAAAAAGAATTCCATGTCGCCACATAGATCACTTATCTGTTCTTTCATCCTGTCTTGGATACTAATCTTTGGCTTTTCTTTTTTCTCTTCTGCTTTTGCTACTTTTTCAGCAAGTTCCTTTTTACCTCTTTTAATCCATTCTTCTTTTCTGCTGTTGATATGATTTAGAATTCTTTCTGGTATGTAGCCAATTTTACTTTCAACATAAAAAGTGCCGCCACTTGGTGTAAAGGCCCAATCAGGGTTTGCTAAGATAATTTTTATGTCTCTGCTTGACCAACCAGATTTTTCTTTAATCCAGGTCTTGGCATGCTCAACCTTTAACTTATCTTTGATTTCAGTACGAGCAAAGTAGTCGCACTCTCTGAATGCTTTTTGTCTGTCTTCTTCTGATTTAAACTCCGTGTATTTTTGCCAGTCTGGCTCTGGAGTAAAATATACGTTTTTAGTTTTTCTTTTTGCCATGTAAGTTGTTATCCTTGGTATAAGAAGATATGTCATATATTAACACATCTTTTAACCTTGTCAACAACTATATATAAAATTGATGCAAAAATTATGCAATTATATTGGTAATATTCTTAAATTTGGCGTTTTTGCTATGGATGTCCTTCCAAACTGCTATAGTTTGATCAAGTCCTTCGCTAAGTGTAGTTTTTGGTTTCCAGCCTAATT